ATATTTTTACTATCTCGCTTCCATTCCATCCAGTCGAATATCATCTTTCCGTTATTCCTGAACTTTGGAAGCTTATCACGGTATAAAACAAGTGCGTGTTCTGTTGCGCCTACAACTCGCATATTTGCTTTCAGAACCTGTGCTGAATAGTTCTTGCAAAAAGTAAGATGTATGTAATTTTTAAATCCGTGCTTCTGTGCGTACTTTATAACCGTTTCAAGCTGTTGAAAAGCGCAAAATACAATCATACACGGCGCATCGCTTGATTTCCCTCTGCCGTTGCTCTTTTTCGGTTCTTTCTTCAATAAGCGGTTGCAGAAATGGAAGTATTCCGCAATGTTGAAATTGAAGTCTGAATTGAACGCCGCTTTTTTTGCAAATTTGCTTTCGCCGTTCTTGTTATCGCCGCCGTTGTACCACATCGGATTACTTCCATAAAAATTATTACCGATGTTATACGGAATATCAGCAATTACAAGCTGTGCCTTCGGTATACCATATCTTTTAAAATTCTGAAAGTTGTCGTTATACAACTCTATTTTCTGTTTTTTCATTCCCTTTAACTCTCCTAAATCGTTTCACCCATAGGAATTCCGCTGAAGTCCTGTTTCGGTTGTTCCTGTTTTGGTTTTTGTTTCTCTTTGCTGTTTCCTTCCCATGTTCTGACTGCCGCTTTCCAGTCTTTCATTTTGGTTTTACCTACAACCCAGCCATTAGCAGTATAATAGTCAATGAACCTTTCAGGATTGATATTATTATTTCTTTCGTTGCAGTATGCTTGTACTTCTTCAAGTGTAGGCGGCGTAAAGCGTTTTGTTTTTTCCTTATTCTCTTTATCTTTATTTATATCTATATCTTTACTCTTATCTCTATACTCTATCTCTATACTCTTGTCGGACAATGTCTTTCTTTTGTCCTCGGACAATGTCTTTCTGTATTGCCTTTTCTTTTCTGCGTATTCTGTTTCGCTTCCTACCATTTCGGCGACTGCTGGAATTCTTAAAATATTATCATCTTCTTCAAAAATAAGACCGAGTTTTTTAAACAGTTCCAGCGCAATTGTTACTGTATCAAAATCAAAATACTTTGTTTCCCTTACGATTTTTTCAACGTCAAAAGGAATAAGAATTTCGCCTATTGTTGTGCAAAGCCTGCCGCCGTTATTTGCTGTTTTAAGACAGAGCATTTGATATAATACGATGTATTCACATCCGTTTTTTTGTGATAGCAAAAAATCAATTTCATCAAGATTGAAAAAGCCTGTTTTTAATTTTATCCAGTAAAAACGCTTGTTTGACATCTGCTTTTTTCCTTTCTTTTATCCTCTCGCAAACTGCCTGAAATCTTCTTCAAGTTCCTTTCGGGCTTCCTGGCATCGTCCAGAGCCTTTCAGATACGGCGTGTTTTCTTGTATCTTCTGCCTTGCACGTCTGACTGTTTCAGGTGCTGGAATGCTATATAAAACCCTGTTTATCATTACTTCAGAAAAGCTTTTGCCGCTTGTTTCGGGATTGATGTTATTGCATACAAGCGCATATAATAAGCAATCATCGCTTCTTGTTTCGGGTACGCTTTCCAGCAACTGACGGACGATAGAAGAAACCGCCCTTAATTCGTTTAATTTACTCAACCTTTTCACGCTCCTTTAACGCTTTTTCAGCTTCTTCGTGAGTAAGATATGCATAACGTGTTCCAAGTTTGTCTCTGTTATTATCAGTATCAATTATTTCAAATCCGTCGTTTGTTACTACAATTCCAGCTATTGCATTTTTCTGACATTTTACTTCGTATTCATCATTTATCCAATACAAGTCATCACCCAACTTGCAAGGAAGCTGTATAACTCCATTTGCCAAAAGATAATCAGCAATGCATTCCGCTTTAACCTTGCTTCTATGACAGTTGAAAAATCCTTGTTCTTCAGCATTGATTTCTGCCGACATAAGCAATTCAATCAGCTTTTCTTTCATTCTTTTCACGCTCCTTACAGCTCTTTAATTCTTATTCCGTATATTTTCAGCATCAGTTTTCGTTTTATGATATAGTCTTTCGTCCTGAAGCCTTTTGTATCTTCAACGATGTATTCGCCGTTTTCTTTATAGCAGAAATCCGCTATATAAGAGCATTCACGCTCTATTACTTTTCCGTCTTTTCCTCTCTGTGAAGGAATAAGGACGAATTTTTCTTGAAGCTTCAAGTCTTGAATTGCCCCTGCTTTTTCAAGCAGAAGCAACTCCTGATATCTTCTCGCTTCTTTCAGCGAATGAAATACAATGCCGTTTACTTCGGTTTTTCGGTTTTTGTATTTATGCTTGTACATTTTTCAGCCCCCAGATCAGAACGGTACATCGTCACCGATGATTTCTTCAAATTCAGATAAATCACCGAAATCAGAATTTTCAGTCTGTGAATTCTGTGAATTGTCCTTTTTCTTGCTTTCGCAAAATTCAACGTTATCAACAAAAACGTCTGTTGTATAATGCGTAACATCAGAATGATTTTTGTCTGTGTAGCTTCCTGTTCGTAGCGCACCTTCAACAAGTATCATACTGCCTTTTGTGAAGTATCTGCTGACGAATTCAGCCGTACTTCTCCACGCCGTACAGGAAACAAAATCAGCCTGTCTTTCGCCTGTGCTTTTATCAGCAAACTTTCTGTCAACCGCAAGCGTAAATCTGCACGATGATATTCCGCTTTGTGTTTGTCTTAACTCTGGATCAGCCGTCAATCTGCCTTTTAAAATTACCTTGTTCATTCTTTATTTCTCCTTATTTGTGTTATACTGACTTTCGTAAAAGTCAATGTCGTACTTTATATTGAAATGAAATTTATTGTATAGAACATCTGCAAGCGCAAGCACCATACCGCCAGCACCGACAGTCGGTTCATGCATTGTCAAGATTTTGTCTTTTTCAATACATTCATCAATTGTCTGTTGATTTATTGAAACTTCAGCGCACATCTTTGAAACACAGTACGGCGTGAAAAATTGTCCTGCCTTACTACTGCTTGTTTCTGATTTCATATACAGTTCACCTAAATAATCATTAAAACCAACGACTATTTGACTTGATAGCAGTACATAGATTTTAGCGAATATTTCACATATCAGGTTTCTTGTATCTGCATCATACTTTTTCATAATCGCCTTATACTTTTCTTCTCTGCTGTTGTAATTCCTCATATCAAATTTGTTTGAAATTGCAATAGCTGAACATTCAAAAACATCTGTAAGAAGTTCGTGTATACCGACTTTATAAGTCGCCCTGCTGATTAGTTTTATTATTTCGTCTACTTTCGGAACATTTATGTAAGGTATTTTGCTGAATTCTTCATCGGGAACAAGTGCAGGCTTGAATGTTCGGTGCTTTGTTTCTGCTTCTGCTTCCGCTTTCGGCTCTGCTTCCGTTTCAACAGCATCAAATAATGATAGCTGTATATACTGACCTTCTCCCATAATCTTTTTTACTTTCCTTTCACTCTAACAGCTCTGAACTCCAATCTAAACGCTGACCGCAATTCAAGCAATAAGGCAACCCCTCACTTTTTGGTGTAAGTTCTGTATTGTATTTTTTCCACTTCATCAGCAAGATATTTCCACACTTGCAAGCGTAATACTTATCTTCGTATTCTTTCGGTTTAAAGGGTATCTGCTTTTCAAGGGCGTTTAGAATCGCTTTTTCGTTCAGCACTATTTTTGTTTCAATACCGTTTTCGACAGCAATTTCTTGAATTTCGCCAAAAATCGCATTGTCAATGAATTCGGCTCTTTCAACCGCTATTTTATTAATTATCATTTCCTGCATTTTCTGCCATTCCTGCATTGTTTTCACCTCTACAAAATCTCTGCATAAATTGTTCTACTGCAATAGGCGGCAAATTAAGACAGTGCGGTTCTTCAGCCTTTTTGTCGGCGTTGACAAATTGGTTCAGCTCGTCTGAATACTTCGCAATCTGTCCGCATTCGTTATAGTGTTTATGTGTAAGCTGATTTATTTGTTTTTTCTGCTTATGTATAACGCTTAACGCATCGGCTGAAAGGCGTGAAAAACAACTTTCGGCTTCGCCTTTTCCGTAATAAGGACACGTTACACAAGTTGTGTCTAACTTGCATATTTTCAACGCCTGAATTATCTGTTTTTCATTCATTTTTATTTACCTCGCTTTCAAGCTTTTCCAACCAACGTACAATTTCTTTAAACTGTGCTTTGCTGAACGCATATTCCGTTGTATTCATCATTTTTAACAACTCGCATTTTTTGTTCAGCTCCTGTATTTTATCTTGTGCAAAGTACACCTGAAACGAAAGCAAAACAACAAATGCCGCTAATGCTATTAAGGCTATTATCATTTCAATCCACCTTTCTTACTTCGTATAACGTAGGATCTATTTTGTTTACTTTTAGCCAGTGCAAAGCATCTTTGTATGAGTAAAACTGCATCGGTTCTTTCGGGCGTTTTAATACCGCCGTTCCTGTAAACCTATTAAATATCTGAAACATTTTATTCCCCCTTGATTTGATAATTTGTGAAGCTTACACTTTTACGCATAGCGCAAAGTACATCTGCAAAATCGCTGATAACTTCGTTTCTGTCGCATTCGTACTTATCCGCAAGCTTTATCAGAGTTTCGATTGTGTCGCATAAAATCTCATCGCTTTCGTTTGCAAGCGCTTCAATTCGGCTTTTCTTCATATTTCATCGCCTTTCGTATATTCAGCCCACAGCGCATTTCTTGCTTCTTCTATGCTCTGCGGTTCTTCTTCCTCGATGTCTGTTGTAATTACGATGTAAGATGCCGCCAGTATTGAAAACGGCAAAAGCACCGCAATTAATAATCCTGATAAAAATTCCATTGTCTTTCCCCTTTTGTTCGTATTTGCTTTTAAACGCCCTTTTTTGACGTTCTATTTTTAGGCTTATAGTTTTAGCCTTGAAGTATTAGACAGCTCTTAACGCTTGAATTAAGGCTGTCTGTGCTTATAAGTAGTTGCGCCCGAATTCTTTTATAAATTCTTCTTTTGTCCAGCCCTGATCCGTCATTGCTTTTTGCTGTCCGTATTTGTGCAGATATTCCGCAATCTGTGCGTTCTGATGTGCTGAATATTCGCCCAGCCTGTGACAGCGTTCACCGCACAGAAGAACTGTCAAGCCTAATTTGTCACTCTTTTTTCTGTTACCGCCGCCGAAAATATGATGAACTTCCAGCCTGTCGCCGTTTCCGTTCCTGCCGCATAAAAAGCATTTTTTGTAATCGCTCATATTACACGCCCCATTCATCAGCAAGCCTTTGAAGCTCTATATCTTCCAAAGTCGGAATATCATTTTCTTTGCAATCCTGAACGATTAATTCAATCAGGCGTGACATCTGCTTACTGTCATAAACGCTTGAACCGTAATACAAAACAACGTTTGTACATCCGTCCAGCTTGCTTTGTAACAGCTCTGTTTGCCAGCCTAGCCCTTTATCTTCCCAGCACTGGCAAAGCTTATCAACAGCCCTATCAATAACGCATACCGTTTCAGAATTGCCGCCGATTTCTTTTACATACTGCCTGTAAATTTCGGTTTTTGATATGCCTGTTTTTTCAGCCAGCTTGTCCATAAGCACCCACGCATAAGCGTTAGCATCAAGGCTTCTGCGCTTCTTCTTTTCTTTGATAATCAGCGTGTATTCCTTTTCATCGTTCAGGCTGTCTATGTATGATGAAGCTTCTGCAATTACTTTGATATAATCTGACTTTTTGAACGTGATTTCTTTCATCGGTTCAGCTTACTTTCAAGCATTTCCAAGCACTTCTGCCCCTGCTCCGTTGTCAGCTCGTCAACCTTGCTGACTTTGAAATATTCGCATAGTTTTTCAGCGTTACTGCTTGTTTCATAAATCAGGTTGTAAATGCTTGTTACTGTATCTGCATCAATCTTTTTCGGCGTTGCTGGTTTTGCCTGCGCTTTCGGCTGTGCTTTCGCCTTTGGTGCTGGCGGCGGCTGTGTTTGCTGGGTGTAAGCATCAGTATCAGCATCCTTTGTATCGTCAATCAGGAATAAGCCGTTTAATGCATATTTTCTCGCATAACTACTCGCTGTGCCTGTAATCTGGCTGTCGTCCATACCGCTTTTCTTTTCCGCTTCCCTTGCAAAAGCTGATATTTCAATTGTTTTATCTGAATTATCAGTTATCTTTGCTGTCGCTTTAACATATACCCTGCCGCCGATTTCAACGACTTCATCGGATAATATCAGAAGCGCATCGTGCTTTGATAAAAGCGGCTTGACTGCTTCCAGGATATCTTCAGCCGAACGATAGTTATATTTCCCGAAGCTGTTGAATTGTCCTTTCGGTGCTTTCAATTCAGCCTGTATTTTCTTTAATGCTTCCATATCCGCACCCCTTACTTAATAGACATACTGATATTTTCAATCAGCGTTGCACCTTCAACGGCTTGTCCGCCCTGAATTGCTTTCTTGATTGCTGTCTTATCTGCTGTCGGTTCTGAATACTTCAAGAAGTTTTCATCAAGCTTGTACACGTCTGGAACTTCAACCTTTGATGTTTTGCGGAATTTTACTTCAACATTTACAGTCTTGAAGTTCGTATTCTGTAAAGCATATTGCAGATAATTTCTAAGGCGTTCAGCCTTGTTTTCGGTTTCCTTCTGGCGTTCTGCAAATGCCATTTTTTGAGCTTTCAACGCTTCTGCATCTGCTTCAAGGTTCTTGATCCAGCAAGCTATATTTTCAAGCTTCTGTTCTCTTTCAAGCTGTAAATCTTCAAATCTTGTAATATCCAGGATTTCTCCTGTTTCAGCATCGAAACATTCCTGTAATGCTTCATCAATTTCAAAAAGCTTCATTTTCTGTATTCTCCTTTTTCTTGTTTTCCTTTGCCGCCTTAATCTCTGCGATTTCTTCAGGCGTTGCTTCGAACAAATCCGCTTCAGCCGCTAAGTAATAGCCGCTGTATTTACTGCTTTCCATTTTCTTTTCACGGATGCGGTCATACTTCCACGCTTTTAATACAAGCTCGTTGTAAGTTTCAACCGATAATGTTACAGTTTCATTCATTTTCATTTTTCCTTTCTGTGATTTATTGAGCATAACAGCTCATTCAATAAAGCTTTCAACGCTCCTTCTGAAGTTATCATTCAGACAGTCATCGCAATACCATTCATCATTGATGCAATATGCGTAATCTTGCTGAATATGTTCACCGCAATAACAGCATTCAGGAAGCTTCGAAAGTTCCTTTTCCTGCTCCGCTTCATAGTCATCAAGCAAATCATTGTAATCAGGTATGTATTGCATTTTCTTCACTTCCTGTCAATTCAAACTTGATATTCACGCCCTCTTGCTCTGCAAGCAGATTGATTAAAGTTGCAAGCAAGTCAAAGCCGTTCGGTTCTTTCATTGCTTCACGCTCCTATTCCTCGACTTCTTCCAGCGTTGCAAGCTGTTCATCTATTCTGTCAATCGTTATTCCGATTGCCGCAAGCTCACGCCCTCTTTTTTCAAGGCTTCTAAGGTTATACAGCTTCTGGCGTTGCTGGTATTTCAAACGCTGTTCACGTCTTGCAAGAGCTACAAAAGGACTTTGCCTTAATTCTTCAAGCTCCTTTTCAACTTGTTCATCGGTTATAAATGTTCTTTTCATTCCTCATCGCTCCAATCTAACGCCTGACCGCAATTAACACAGAACTTTTCCTTTTTTCTTGTGTGGTTAAGGTCAGTAGAATACTCGACAATACCGTGTTTGCAACACGGGCATTCGCCTATACAGTTTTTTATGTTTGGAGATAATTTTAAATATTCTTCGGCGTTTGGCTTCTTCGGTATCTGCTTTTCAAGAGCTTCAACTGCTAATTCTAAGCTTTTACCGCCCATTTGCTTTCCGATATGCTTCTGTAAATATTCAATCGCTTCTGCTGGTGTTACTGTTCTTTCGTTCAGCATATTCCTTAAAGTTATGTCGATTTCAGTATCCCATATCTTTTTCTTATCCGTGTACACGTCACCCCATACAGCCGTTTTTTTAAGTCTTTCAGCAAATTCCTTGATTGCTTCAACTTGCACTTCCATAATTTCTTCTTTTTTCATTTTTTACGCTCCTTATTAATCTATTATCTTATTCTTATTCTTTTATCTCTTTCTTTATCTGCTTAGCTAACATTAGATTTACTGTTAGATTTACAGATAATTTTTTTCACACTCCTTTTTTATGTATTTTGTGCTTAAAGCACAATTAATTCACAAAAAAAATAATGTCATCAATTGTGGTATTGTACAGCTCCGCAATTTTTTGTGACATTTCAATACTCGGTTTTGTGCGATATTTTTCGTAGTTAATCAATGTATTTTTGCTGATACCGAGCTTTTGTGCGGCTTCAACAACCGTCAAGTCTACATTCACTCTCGCCGCTTTTAAATGGATCGCCATATTTTAAATCTTTCCCTTCTTTCTAATATTGTGCTTTAAGCACAATCTAATATTATCATACAAAATCCCAATTGTCAATACCTTTTTAAAAATAATTTGTGCTTTTGTATTGACTTTTTGTGCTTTAGGTGTATAATATAAGTGGAAAGGAGGTGCTTAAAGCAATGAAAAACAAAGAAATATTCGCCATAAACCTAAAGAAATATATGAACCTGCACAAAAAAAGCAGACGTGATGTCTGCGAAGCTCTCGGCTTTAATTACTATACTTTTTCAGACTGGGTAAACGGAAAAAAATATCCCCGAATGGATAAAGTTGAAATGCTTGCTAACTATTTTGGGATTTTGAAATCTGATCTGATAGAGAAAAAAGCTGAGGACGAAAAAAAGAACGATGCTATCGCCAGCATCGTTGTCAAGTTAAACACAAATGATGATTTTTTTGATTTGGTGTCTACTCTTTATCACCTTGATAATGAAAAGATAAAGAATTTAAAGGCTCTTTTGTAGGATTTTTAAAATGAGGTCAAGTAGTGAAAGGTCGTTACAATTATTGATTATCTCTGTAATTTGTTGAATGTAATCTTCTTTCATAGCGTACTCCTTGCCGAACTGGCGTTCTGTGTTTACTTTCTGAAAATAGTATAAGATTTTCAAAAGTTAAAATCAATAGGGAATTAAAGGTTATTTTGACAAGTTTTGTCAAGTTTTGAAAGGTTAAGTATTATGGGTATTTTTGATTTTTTAAAAAAGAATAAAAACAATACAGCTTCGCCGGTTCCGACAGCTCCGAAGCAGAATGAAAACAAAGACGAATTGCCGTTCGGCTGGATAGCTGAAAATCAAGCTTTTGTTGACTATACGCAAACACACTATGATTATTTTTTAAAGATGTGGCTTGATAACAGAAACAAATCCCCGATTGAATATTATCAGGCGTTGAAATCTTTTGTTATGTTCCTTAAAGATGCTGAAAAGATGTGCAAAGCAAAAGGGAAATATTTTGAAATATGGTTTTATGACATTATAGCCAGCCCCGATTATATCGCTAAAAGAGAAAAGGAATTAGAAGATTTCGTTTCAAAACGTGATGAACTTGAATGGGTACATGAAAAGAAGCAACAATTAAGACCGACTATTATTGAGCTTATTAAGGAAAATGACGGTATTATGCAATCTGAATTAAAGAATATGTTTGATGAAAAGCTACAAGGCGAAATATCAGACATATTATATGAAATGAGTAAAAGCGGAGAAGTTGAACGTGTAAAAACAGGAAGAAGCTATAAATTATATTACAGGGGATGAAAGCATGAATAAAGCATTGATTGATAAGGTTACAAGTCAATATACGCAAAATCCAGTAACAATGAAGATTGAACGTGTTGCGGCGTATGTGCGTGTATCAACGCAAGAACAGAAGCTTCACGGTTTGTCACTCGATGCACAAAAAATGAAACTGACAGAATATGCGGAAGAAAACGGAATGAAGATTGTAGGCTGGTATATTGATGAAGGCGTATCAGGAAGAAAGCTAATAAGAAACCGCCCTGAACTTCAACGGATGATACAGGATGCAGAAAAAGGGAAGTTTGACCGAATTATATTTATCAAGCTTGACCGTTTCTTCCGTTCCGTTGCTGAATACCATGAATGCATGAAAAGGATAACGCCTGTAATATGGTCAACTACTGAAGAAGAATACGATTTAACGACAGCAAACGGAAGGATGCTCGTTAATATGAAGCTGACTATTGCAGAAATGGAAGCGGATCAGACAGGCGAAAGAATAAAGATTGTAAATGAATACAAGGTTCAGACAGGACAAGCCCTTACAGGAAGCCAGTCACAGCCTTTCGGTTTTACTGTCAAACGTGACGAAACGACAGGGCGCAAAATGGTTGTTAAAAATCCTGAAGAAGAAGATATTTTGCACGATGCTATTAATCACTATTTAACGCATCAGAACAAGCGAAAAACGCTGATATATTTACACACAAAGTATCATATAGGGCTGTCTTACAACTCGCTTACATTGCTATTTAAAAATACAATGCTTTACGGCGCTTATCGTGATAACCCTGCTTACTGCGAAGCGTATATTACCAAAGAAGAATTTGACCGAATGCAGGAAATAATGAGCCGTAACGGAAAATTAAACACGGCGCAAAACAGGGAATATCTTTTCGGCGGTCTGATAAAATGCCCTTGCTGTGGAACGCTTCTGACAGGTGGAACAAGTGTAAACAGGCATAAAGACAAAGTTGTAAGATATAAAAAATACCGTTGCTCTAAGTGGAGAACGGCGAAAAACTGTGAATTTAATAAGGCGGTCAGCGAAAAATCATTTGAAAGATTAATGATTGCAAATGTTGAAAAGTATCTTGAAGAAGCGAAATTGAGAGCCGCCGAAATCAGCGATACAGAAACAGTAAAAATACCGAAATACAGCGTTGATGATATACACGAAGAAATTGACCGATTGAATTATTCCTGGCAAACTGGAAAAATCCGAAAAGTTGAACAATACGAAAAGGATTTTGCGGAATTAATGCAGAAGCTTGAAGCGGCTGAAGCTGAACAAGAAAAAGTCGTTGCAAAAGATTACAGCAAAATTGAAGCTATTTTGCAGGACGGCTGGAAGGGTATATATAACAACCTTGACGAAGCGCACCGAAAAGCGTTCTGGCGTTCTTTTATACGCTCTATTGAAATTGACTGGAAAACAGAAAAGAAAGTTGTCACAAAGGTTAATTTTTTTTAGCCTTTGTGTAGTTCTAACTTGTATTTGCCATTTGGCAACATTATATTAGCACTACAAAAAAAGAAAGGACGTGCTATAATGAACACGCTCGGAAGATTAGAGAAATTATTATTGCAAGGCGAAATCACAGAAGAAGAATACCGGAAAAAGAAAACAGCCTACGTTGAAACATTGCTTGAATTGTATTGCCTTGACTATATCACAGAAGAAGAATTGCGACAAAAGCTGAATAAATAAAAAAAGAGGGTACAGCGCTTATGCTGTACCCTTTTACTTTACTTGATATTTAAAATTTTCTTCCAGGTATTAACCCCGACAATGCCGTCAGCGGTCAATTTGTTTTTTCGCTGGTATTCCTTAACCGCCGTTTCTGTTTTCCTTCCGAATTTGCCGTCAACTTCAACGCCGATTTTCTTCTGAACGATTTTTACAAGATTTGTATTTTCATATTTGCCCTTGATGCGCTTGCAAATAGCCTTTTTAGCTACTGCAAGACATTCATTGCCCCATATACCGTCAGCACCTGAAGGAAGCGAATATCCGTCATTTAAAGCGGCTTTCTGAAAAGCTCTTACTTCTTCATTGCCTTTGCCTTTTGCGGCGGCTCTGCTGATGCCGTAATAGGCGTAAAAATCCGCTGTGACTGTATTCAAGCCCTTTGTTTCATCGCCCCTGTATATGCCTTTTCTTACGTCCAGGTGTGTATATATGTATTTGCTGTTGATGTTAGCAATACCGCCGAAGCCTACGTCCTGTGCTTTGCAAGATACAAGCTTTGATGAAATCGGCTTTCCGTCCTTATCATAAAAGCAAATATCAACGGCTGTTCCTTTGGTATGCTGACCGAAGCCGCCGCCCCCTACTGCCTTATCGTGAGCTTCACAGCGATAACCGCTTGTAATAATCCCTTTGTCAGCTCCCAGCGCATTCATAAGGATTTCAAGTTTTGAAACAAGGGATTTTGAAATCTTGATTTCGTGATTTTTGCCGCATTTACAGCGGAACTCCTGAACGTTGAAATGTTTTGAAAGCTGTGTTTTATCTGAATTTGCGTAAATGATAACAGGCATAATTAATCCCCCTTTGTCTTTTCGTACTGTATGCCGAAATAAAAGGATATAACGACTGTAAAGACCGTCAAGAACTGATCTGAAGATATATTACCCTTGACGGACAGAACGGCAAATACAGCCGTTAAAATGAGTGTTACAAGCGACTTTACATCAATAAGCTTTGCAATGTTTTTAAACATAATATCCCACCTTTCAAACTACTGCATGTGATATTTTTTGAGTTCATTTGTAGTTGTTTTTAAATCCTCGATTTTTTCTTCAACAACTGGCATTCTTCTTGCGAAGTTGTTGTGCTCCCTGACTTCCCTTGTCAGTTCTTCGATTTTCGTGCTGTTGATTGCCTGTGTTGTTTCGAACTGATGAATAATTTTGTTGTTCGCCTGCTTCTGATTTGATAGTACGCCGATTAAGGTTATTATGCTCGCAAGGATCGAAGCCCCTGCGCTGATGAATGCTATTGTGATTTCATTATTCATTTTTTCTTACCCCTATATTGAACTATATTGAATATGTCGCTGAAAAAATCAGCCATGCCCCAACTGGAATATCCACATAATCATTCGTGCCGTATCTTCCGACATACAAATTGCCGTCAGTCTTTATCGAAAAGCACCAGCGGTTAATTCCTGAGCCTTGACAAATAAAAGGCTGTGTGTATGACGGTCTGAATGCTTCTGGAATTGTTCCAGCAATTTTAATATCCGTTGTGCCTGATGCTACTATTGCCGTAGGCTTTACAGCTCCGCAAACTGTAACATTATTTCCGTTTACACGGTATTTCGGCTGTGAAGTTGATGCATACAATTCAAAGCCGCTTGCAATAGTCAATTCACGCCAATCTGTACAGCCTGAAACAACCATCCAGTCACCCCAGCTTGAAGTGTAGTAAATACGCTGAAAAACAAACTGCGTTGCTTTTGTGCATTGATAATAGCGCTGACAGCGTTGCGCTCCGTCACCCATAGGAAGCACTTCGACAAATGCCGTGCCATTATCAGTAATAAGCGGCGGTTTGTTTTTTATTGTCGGGCTGACAGTGGTATTACCAACAAGATAATATCCAGGTTCGGTTAATCCGTTTAAGTCCTGATTGCTCGGAAGCTCAACAGGCGAAACCATAATATCACCGAAAGCAGACCACATTTTCAAAGCGATTTCCAGCTTGTCAAATTCTGAAAGCTTACCGAATGCAAAGCCTTTTCCGCTGGCGTTATAGTGAAATAATGTAAACGCCGTTGAAGCTGTTGTATGCCTTGATATTGTTTTGAAATTATCCGTTGCCGTAACTCTTACATCGTAAGAACTGCCGCTGTCTGCTGGGAAGATATAAGTCTGATCCGTAACGCTGTATTTATCGTTTAACGCTGTAAGCGTTGTTTCTGTGTACGTTGTTGCAGATGTTTTCTTATATCCGATTTTGTATGTAGCCTTATTTTTGTTATTAAGGGCTGTTATAGCCGCTGTAAACTTTGCCTTTACGTATTCCCCTTGAATGTTTTCTGAGCCGTCAGCGTTGCATCTGATAACTGACAGAGCCTTTACAATTGGTTCGGAATAATCAAGCACAGTTTTTGTTGCTTCTGCTGTGCCGCTTCTTCCTCGCTTATCCTTTACAGTTGCCGAAATCGTCAATGTTCCTGATGATTTCAAAACATCTGTTGTAAATGTAGCCGCCGTGTATGTCGATCCGTTCGCTTTGGTGCTATAAGAAGCTATCGCCGAACCCTGCGCAATTGTCGGCGTTACTGTAACTTTGAATTTTGACCGCCCTTTTATCGGATTTCCATAAGTGCTTTCATAGCCTGCCGCATCCGTTACTGATAGAGTGCAGGAAGGCTTCACGCTTGCTGGAATTGCGCAACTGATTGTTTTTGTATTGCTTCCGATATTACTATCGCCGTTATACGTTGTTATTGTAAACGTAATCGAAACGCTTGTACCTGTTGTATTTTGCGCCGCAAGCGATAAAGGCGGCGTGAATGATATGCTTGTACTGCTTGATTTTGTTGCAACCGTACCCGATGCAGAACCGCATTTATAAGTTATGGTATGTGTAAAGCTATTTGATTTGCGGCTAACTGTTAGCGTTTGCGCCGTTCCTAATGTGCCGTTGCTTGCTGACAGCGTGCTTTTTCGAGGAATGGTTGTTAATACTTTTGATGCGCTGGCGGTTATAGTGCCGCTTGATACTCCTGAAGTAAAAGAAGCCGAACAAGCAAGCGTTTTTGAGCCGTCCGAACTATGCGGAACATTGACCGTCTTTGTAAAAATTGTCTGGCTTCCGCTTGTGCTTTCGTTCTCATTGAAAGTGCTTGTGAACGTGTATTTTGTGCCGTCAATAATTAAATAACCGCTTTTATCCGTCCTGTTAAAGCTTCCGTATGTCCATTTTATATTTACTTTGACAGTAACATTCGATGTATTATTATCTATGCTTTGACTGTTTTGCGTAATTGCTAATGATAAACTAACAGCCATATTATCACCTTACTTTCAAGAACATCAAAGAGCCGTCAGAACGAGGAACGAAAGCGAAATTCCCGAATTGCGCTCTTTCGTCAACCTCAATAATAATATTTCCTGTGTGGAAATCTGTACCGTCCCACCAGCCGAACTGCTGACCGCCTTTTTTGAATGAAATCATATCATTATCAATTGACAGCGTAAGCCCTGTTTCACCGTCACCGATAACAATTCCGTCAGCCGAAAAGCTGATGTATTTGTAAAGCTCCGTGAATTTCTTTTGCAAATCGCCGTCAACATTATTGATATCTTCCGTTGTTGTTGTGAAATTCAATAATATCTGATCTGCTAAGATTTTAAGCTGAGTTTCAACAGTTTCTTTGAATTCGCTGTAATTCGTTGTTTCGACATAATTTTTCAACGCTGACAAAATAATTTCATTGCATGTATTTAAAATCGCTGAATTTTCTGTTGTCATTTGTGAACGAAGTCCAGTTACTTCAGCTTTGCTTTCTTCAATTGCTTTTTGAGTAACCGCCATACTATTTGCGGCATGTTCCAAAGCCTTATTTGAAGCATTTACAAGCGATAATCTCGAAGCCCCGACAGTTATTTTTGTATTTTGCGGATTAAGAAGGTCAATATCAAGCTTTGTAAGCTGGTAGACAGTATTATGATTGTGCGGCATTGATGAAACTAAGACATTGCGATAAATGCGGAAGCTTTGTATTTCTGCATCGCTGAAATGTAAGTCAACCGCTGAAATATCAATACTGTTAGCCGTTGCCGCCCCTTGCGTTGTAAGCCAGGTCACGCCGTTTTTAACAAGGTTTTCAACCGTTGTAACATCATCCCACGTTGTTTCAGATACAGGCGCAACAATCCAGCCGAAACGATTAACCGCTTCTTCTGAATAGAGCATATCGCCTTTTTTGATAACACCAGGCGAAACAACGCCGTCAGCCTTTGTTGTGATATCAAGCTTTGATTTGATAATTTCGCCGTCTATTTCTTCTTCAATTTCTGCACCAATCGGAATAATCGCTGTATATGTTGCTGAAGCTGATGATTTCGATTTGATATCAAGCAGATTTTTTCCGAATTCTATCGGCTGTGTATTCGCTAATTCGAATTTTGAAACATAGTCGATATAATTTCCGTCATTTTCATACCTGATGCAGATATAGCCGCCCAGACTGCTTTCAAATAGCTTTGACTTGATAATTTCCCATGTCTTTTTATAATTGCTGTCTGAACGTGTAATATAGTTATTCGGATCGGAAACAGTAACAACGCCCAGCTTCAATTTTTGGAATTCCTGAACCTGTGAATTATGATTGTCAATCAACCACTTCAGGAAGAATTCAACAACATTTCCGCTTGCGGATGCCGATATATAACCAGCATCCGAAACAAAATCTTGCGGAAAATTGAAAGGACGAACAATACTGTCGTTGAAATAACCCATAACGCCTTCAAGGTCAACCGCTTTTCCGTTGTTGAAATCCCTTGTGTTTTCTGTCGCTCTGCCCCTGAATATAACGCCGATTTCGTCTTTTACTTCAATTACTGACTTCATCAACTGAATTGTGTTGTAATTCGGATGATTTTTGTGAATTGTGAAAGAGCCGCCGCCGACTTTGTTTACTTCAACTTTGATTTTCGGACTTTGCAAAATATATTCATCCGTCCTGACATCAAGCAAGGGGAAGTCATCGCAAGTAACCTGATACATTTACAACGCCCCTTCCTGATATTCGAATGTTGTTGTTCCTGGCAATGCTGACATTATGCTTATTACGGTTTCAGGCTGTGTCAAGACAAAGCTTAATGTCTGATGTGTTCCAGCTTTCAACAAAAACGAACTTTTGTTAAAGAATATTTCTGTTTCGGTACTGCAAGTAATTTTCGGAACAACAGATTTTCTGCTATTTTTAAGCAGAAGCATTTTTTCTGTTTCATTCGTTGCGACTGTAACAATTGTTTTGTCGATTTTGTATTTGTACGGTTCAACCTTTGCGTTCACGGTTATTTGCTTTAAATGTCCGTCTTGCTTGTACTGGTCGATTGTGCATCTTCCGACATAATAAAATTTATCGTCCTTGTCCAGGATGATTTTACATTTCAAGCCGTTCAGTACATTTGCAACGTGCGTTTTCCTTTCCTCGAAGCTCATAGCATCATCAGGTGTGACCGTGAATGTAAAAGTACAATCACGGTCTTTAAACTTAACTTCACCGTGTGCTTCTGTAAGGTCGATTGAGCCGTCACCGCCTGGAATGTCAATATTATTTGTTTTCGGCTTTGCTGGTGGAATATTGACCGATGAAAGAATTAAGTCAAGGTCAAAAAATGAATGCACATCGCCGAAATATACGCCTGTTTCTATCATCTGCCCCTGTCCTCTCTATCTTTCATTCTGCCGAATTCTTCATCGAATAGCGGCGCAAAATGCGCAATAATAGTTCCGTCCTCTGTGACTATATCCTGACCGCTATTTGCTATAATCTGTGGTAAATAATCAGCTAACATTGCAATAAGCTGTTGTAAATAGCTGATAATGCCGCCGTTCTGACTTGCGACAGCCTGACTTATCATATTCATCAGGGTATTTGTACCGCTGACAACTTCTGATCCAGCTTCGCCGCCAATCTTAAAGTTTCCTGTCGCTGGATTGTAGCCGAAAACTGTCGGGCTTGTCATTACTTGCGGCTTGTCCATAGCCTTTGCATACCACTCAATACCAAGCTTCGGAATTGAGCCGTCTAACAAGTCACCAATTTTCCAGCCTGAAGGCGAAATCGAAAAATGCGGCATTTTGATTTTTGGGAATTCAAGCTTCATTCCTGAGAAAAAGCCCTTGATTGTATCAACAATATTTTTGATTGTATTCTTTGCGGTTTCAATAGGCGTTGTAATCGCCGTTTTGATGCCGTTCCATAGCGTGCTTGTAGTTGACTTAATACTTTCCCACACGCCCGAAATCGTGCTTTTTACACCGTTTACAACGTTTGATACAGTTGATTTTATGCCTTCCCATACGCCGCTTATTGTTGATTTTATGCCGTTCCAGATACTACTTGTTGTTGACTTAATAGCATTCCAAGCACCCGAAATGAAGCTTTTTATTGCTTCAGCCGCCGATACTATGAAGCCTTTTATTGCTTCCCATATTGAAGTAATAGTCGCCCACATAGCTTCAGTATCAATTCCCAGCATTTCGCCGATTGCGCCCCAGATATTTGAAATTATAGACCAAATACCTTCAAGCAACTGCATAATCCAGGCTGGCAAATTCTCGAACACCATTACAATTGCATCCCAGACCGCCTGAAGAATGCCTGGAAGCGCATCGACAAGAGCCATAATAATATCAGGTAATGCTTCAATCAACGCATTAACTATTGTTATCGTTGCTTCAATCAGCATCGGAATTATTATCGGTAATTGCTCTGTCAGCATTGTTATTATCAAAATTATTGCATCTGTCAGCATCGGTAAAATGACTGGTAACTGCTCTGCAAGCATATCAACAATAAGCAATACTGCACCGACAATTTCATCAAGGATATCAGGTAAATATGCAATGATTAATCTTACGACTTCAGTAATTGCTTCAACAAGTAACGGTATAATTTCAGGAAGCATTTCTATAATCTGCGTTACAACAAGCATAACGCCGTCAATAATGTTCCATACGTTATCAAGCAAGCAATTAACAATCTGTACAACAAGTCCAGGAATAGCCGTAATAATAGGCTGTATAATCTGCGTAAAGTTTGCCGCAAGCGTATCAAATATGCTGAAAAACGCATTAATTAAAAGCGGCACGATTTGCGGAATAGCATTAACCCACGCTTGAATTATTTGCGGCATTACCTCAATCAGCGAATTAATTATAGTTTTAAAGCCGTTGATTAACTGCGGCAATACGCTTATAAGCGCATCAATTATTCCAGGAAAAGCATTTGCAAGACTATCAACAAGACTTGTTGCGGCTTGTATAATCGCTGGTAACAGCGTTGAAATTAAGCCTGGTATCTTTTCTATGATAAGCGGTGCGAGCCTTTCAACGAGCTTTACAACGCCCTGTAAGGCTATTTCTATTCGGGGAATAATATTTTCGCCGAATGTTGCAACGCTATCAATGAAATTATTTAAGTATTCATCAAATGGAAGCTCATCGGATGCAATAGCCGTTACGACATTAGCCCACGATGACTTCATCATCCCCAGACTGCCTGAAATCGTTGTTGCCGCTTCGTTTGCTGTTGTGCCTGCAATTCCCATTTCTTCTTGTATAACGTGAATCGCATCTACTACGTCAGCATAGCTTGATATATCATACTTAACGCCCGAAATAGCCTGTGCATCCGCAAGCAAGCGTTTCATTTCTTCCTGCGTGCCGCCGTAGCCAAGCTTCAAGTTGTCCAGCATTGTATAATTCTGCTTTGCAAAGCCGCTGTATGCGTTCTTAATATCTTCCATATTAGAACCCATTTTGTTTGCGTTATCAGACATATCAATTAACGCCTGATTTGCCTTTTCAGCCGCTTTTTCTGTGTCGCCGCCTACTGACTGTATAAGGGAAGCTGAAAAGCCTGTGACGGTTTCCATGTACTCATTTGCGGACATCCCAGCATCAGCATAAGCTTTGTTTGCGTATTCAAGCACTTTACCCTGTGCGGACATCAGCTTTTCATATTCGGCTGAAGCTTCATCAACGCTTTTTCCGACTGATTTTGCATATTCTTCTATGCTCTGACCGCCTGCGCCGAATAAGGTTTCTACACCGCCGACAAGCTGTTCATAATCTGCATAGCTCTGAACGGATTTTCCGACAAGTCCACCGACAGCAACAGCCGCCGCCGTCATACCAACTGCAACAGCTTTTCCGACAGCGACAGCCGCACCGCCGATTTTCTTAAATGCGCCGCCCAGCTTGCTTTCTGCTTTGCTTCCGCTTTCCGATGTTTCGTTTAACGCCCTGATCGCTTCTTCGTTGTTTACGGCGATAGTTCCGAGAAGTCGGAATAGTTCTGTCAATTTTTATCACCCCTTTACTGCTCTGGGCTGAAATTGCTTAATATATTTGCTGAATTCTGAACGGTTGCTTCAATTTGTCGTTCAGACATTAGGCGATTTTCACTATTATTTTTTATAGCTTCCTTGAAATCAGAAAAGCTTTTATCCCAGACTTTATGCAGATAGATTTCCCATTCGTCCGTTTCAAGCTTCGCATCTACAAATTTATTTACAAATTCGCAAAAACGCCCTGTTTCAAGCATTCCGTCTATAAAAATAAATGGACTTGCATATCTTTGAAATAGCAAGTCCATAAATTTAAAATCACCTATTTCGACAACTTTGAAACAACCTTGATAAAATCCTTGAATTCTTCCTTCTGAACAAACTCAATAATCATTTCAAGGAAAATAACCGCATCTAAGGTTTCAACCTCTTTAACAGAAAGATTTGAAACGTTTGAAAGAAGCTGATATATTTCATTTTCGCATTTGTTCATATTTGTTAATACGACTTCTGCCAGCTCCATTGCGATTGAAACGCCGATTGAAATAATATCATCGTTGCCCTTTGCCTTTTCTTCTTCTGCCTTTTCGATTGTTTTCTTGCTGATAAGTGCAGAAATAGCATCCTTTGCCGATCCTTTCTGATAAAGTGCGGCAAATTCTGAAAGACCGATTTTCGATATGATTTTTGTCATTAAAAAAATATCTTTTGACTGTAATCTTCTGAATTCATAAGCTTTTTCTGTTGCGATTTCCGCTTCTGCGGTTACTTCCGCTTTTGTTGTTTCAATCATTGTCGTTTACTCCTTATTTTTCGATTTTAACCGTTTCGGCTTTTTCGGCGGCTTCAACATAGCCGCCCTTTTTGATAATTTCATTAAAGCGGCTTACTGTCATTTCGACAGTATCGCCAGCTTTGTATTTCTTCCCTGTGTATTTATCGGTAAAGGGGATTAATACTTTTGCTTTCATAATTCAACCCCCTCAATTGAAGCTCTCACTTCAAGGCTTGCAATGTAATCTGCCATTGCTTTTATCTGGAAATTATATGCCGCTTTCGGACAAGTAGGCGTGAATTCAAGCGTGCCATTATCCCACTTTTCAAGCATGTTTTTGAGTTTTTCAAAGCGGATAACAACCTGATAATACTCAGCCTTAAAGCGTTCCTTGTAATTTTCGCTTTGCATAAGAACTACTGTATCTTTGAGTTCGTCAACTTTTACTGTGCGATTATCTTTCATATTTCAGCCCCCCTTATACAGTTGCGGTTTCAGGATAATAAATCTTGACTGGTAATGTATCAAGGTCGCCTTCGTTCTTTGCGTATGCTTCCATAGTAAGAGCAAAAACGCTGTTTTCCTTGTTCTTACCTTCAAGAGGAAGTCCGCTTGTACAAAGCGCATATTCGAAAATAACGACAATGTTTTTCTTGCCGTTTGCTGTCTTACCGACAAATGCGAAATTCTCGATATAATCGCCTTCCTCGATGTTCGGCTTATCAACAAGCATTGCATAGCCTTCAGCATCGGTTGTTTCTTCCTTAAAAAGCGTTGCCGCCTTTAAGATATCAGTCTTGATTTCAGCAAAATTGACTTCCATTGTTGCTGTGCCGCCCTGCTTTAACGCAAGCCCCTTAACCTTTACAAGTGCGCCGTCAAGCTCAATATTGGTGATTTCGCCAGCGATTGTAACCTTGTTACCGCCTGAAGTTGCGCCGATGATTTCGCCTGTCCACTTTCCAGTTTCAAATTTAAGATTTTTGTGAATAGTGCCTGCGCCGAGAAGGACATCTTCGGGCGTTGTTGCGCTGATGCCGTGTTTACCGATTGCACCCATACTTATTCAATTCCTTTCCATTCCTTGATAACAAGGTTTATTTCTATTCGCTTCAAATCCGCTTCGCCTGTCGGAATAGGCATTGCAGAAGCAAAAAAGACAGCGATTGATCCGCTGTCTGTTTTCTCCCTTAATCCGCTTACTGCTGGGAAGTGCTTTTTTATATTGTCTTTCTGCAATTCAAGGTCGTACCAACTGCCCCTTGTTGTGCCTGTCAGTTTCAGTATGCTTTCTTCGCCGCCGTCCTCTGTTTCGGAAGGCGTTTCGGAACATTCGCCCACCCAGTACGGATATTGTAACTTTGCCGTCCATTCCATATAAGCGTAAGGAATAGTTAAAGCTTCCATTTGTTTTTTTATGAAATTCAGTTTATCCATTCCTTACAGCCCTTTCACAGCGTTTTGAAGTCGTTGTTTTACTTTTCCTTTTTTGCTTATAAAGGCGTTATGCAACGCCCTGTTAGGCTTTTTACCTGTTGTTTTATGCCAGTTTCCGTGCGCATCCTGATACGCCCAGCCGCCCTGCCTGCCGTTACCTTTAAGCGCATATTCACCTGTGCCGAATTCTTCCCAGATTGCATTTTCATAGTCAGAACCGACAACGGCTTTATGCTCTCCTGTATCGGTCTTATGCTTCCAGCTATTCTTCGTTTGCCCTGTATTAACTCTTGTATTGCGTTTTACTTCCGCTTCAAGCTCTCCTGCGCATTCTTCTAATGCGGCGTTGACTGCATCATTCATCGCATTAATTACCTGCACAGAGAAATCAGTAAATGTAATGTTAGCCATTTTGCCCCCCTATGTATTTCAGATAAATTTCTAAGTGTTCATCGAGTTCATCGGGATTGTCAATAAGCGTTACATCGTACATTTTGCCTTTTATGATACAGCGCACGTTCTGATCCGCATAAGCATATATTTCAGGGCTGAAATCGCAAGTAAAAACATGCGTGCTTTCTTCGATTTTGGCATTGTAAATTCTCTTACTGTCGCCAGCCTGCAAGCCTAAAACGCCGTAGAATTCCACAGCGTTAAACCAGTCGTTTGTCTGTTCGCCGATGCTGTTTGTAAGAGAAGTCCTGTCTTGTAATACACAAAGGGTGTTTCCTTTGACTTTCTTCAATTCCAACACCTTGCTTTCACATATAGCGATAACGCACTTAATAAGCCCTTCGGATAGCCCATATAAAGTGCGTTGCTATCTTCATAAGTAACAGATACACTATGCCTTGACAGCGTTTCTGCTTCGCTTTTAACGCCGATTTTGCCGCCGAATTCAAGCTTCCACTTGAACATATCAATTGCAACCTGTTTTACATCTGGTGGATATTCGATTTTTGTTATTCGATTGTCCTTCCAGTCGTATAAAGGCTTATCAACGGTTATTTCGGCTTCCGTTATGCTTTCGACAACATATAAGCCGTTATTCACCGCCGATTGCGTTATTTGCAGGGTGTCACCAGCCTTAATATAAGGCGATGTACCTTTGATTATATTTCCGCTTGTTTCGGCTTCAAATCGGATTGCTGGCATCTGAAAATTGTTGTGCGTGTATTTCCTGATGATAGCTTCAATCGCTGTCAACTGCGACTGTATCGCCGTATCAGTCATATCATCGCATTCAATCTGTGATTTTAATTCTTCTACCGTAACTATCATCAGGATTTCACCGCCTTAATTACTTCTTGAATGTTGCAAGCACTACCTTTGAAGCGTTTGAAAGAGCAACAGTATACATTTCATCAACTGAAATATCAGTTGTTCTTGAAAGTGTGTGACGTTCTGTTTCAACATTTACATTGCGCTTCATATAGATTGTGAGTGCTGGGCTTTCGTCCTCTGTTTCGCCTTCTTCGTTAAGCTTAACAATAGGACAAACATATCCTGTACCGCCTTCGTTAAGCGGAACTTTCTTTGAAACGACAACTTCACAATTGCAAATCTTACCGATTGCGCCTGTTACTCTTACGCTTTCAGCAAGCTTATCAGCCGCAAGGAATTCAGCATCTTTTCTAAGGGCTGAAACCTGAAGCGGATGAATGAAAATAACCTTGCTTGAATTGAATTCTTCCTCAAAGATATCAATTGCATCAACAATGCCGCTGTATGCAATCTTATTTGCTGTGCCGTCAAATGCAAGCTGTGCTGTCTGAAGTGCATCCATAGCATCAGCATCAACCTTTGCGGCAATTGATTTTGTAAGCTGTGCGTTTGCCTGTCCGACTGGATCGCCGTAACCTGAAAGGACTGCTTCGTCAGTAAGTGTTACAGCTTTCATTGCCTTTTTAACCTTTGCTTCGGTTGTTGTTGCTGTAAGTACGGATGTACCGCAAGCAACGCCTTCAGCAACATCTTCAGCATCGCCGATATATGCGAACTGCGGAACTGTGATTGTATCACCTGCATTCTTTGCCTGAAGTGTTGTATCAACCTTTGCAAAAGGTGTTACAACGATTTTTGAAGCAATTTTGCCGCTGATTGCATCAGCCATTACTTCTGCATCAATAAGATTTGTAAGTTTTGTTTCAGCCATTTTTCATTTCTCCTTCTTATTCGGTTTTGCCTGTCATCTGTGCATAGATTTCAGGCTGTTCTTGTTTTAATTTTAATCGGCTCTGATATCCCATACGTCCGAATTGTTCAGCCGTAATGCCTGTTGAGATATTGCCGTCATTTGCAGGCAATCTTTGCGGATTTACTTGCAGGCTTTGCGCTGTTTCAAACTGGTTCGGGAACTGGACTTTCAACGCCGCAAGCGTATCATCAATACCCTTGATTTTTCCGTTATCGTCAAGCTTGATTTCGCCTTTTTCCTTGATTTTGAATGTAAGATAATCCACGTCCTGAACCTTTGCTTCAAGCAATGCCACTTTTAAAGCACTATCAATTTTCGCCGCTTCAAGCTGTGCCTGAAGTTCTGCAACTGTGCTTTCATACTGTGTGATTTTGCCCTGAAGTGCTTCATTCCCTGCATTATCTTTCTTCAACTGTTCAATAAGTGCGACTGCTTCCTGATGTTCCTTTTCCTTGCTTTTGTGCTTGTCCTGTAAGTCCTTGTATCTGATATCCAGGTTTTCTTCACCAGCCGTGTAAATCTTGTTTGATTTCATTTCATCAGCTACTTTTTTTACCTGTTCATCGGTCAAGCCCTGCGCCTTTAAGATTTCCTGTAATGTCATTGTTTTTTCTTCCTTTCCGTTACAAATAGGATTTTTACAAGTTACCTCTTGTTTTGTAATGCTCTCTTTTACGCCTGACTTTTGAAGGCGATATAAAAAAACACCCTGAAATCAGGATGTTTTATTCATCAAGTACGGCTATCAGGTTACACACATAATATCTTCTGCCGTTGATTGTACAATCTCCCCTGTAAAACGCTGAAGGCTGATAAGCTGTGAATAAATACACATCATCAAGCGTTACTTGTGATTGCTTTGAGAAGAACGGACATAAAGAAGATACAGCCGAATTTGCTGATATACCAGCAAAAACTGAACTATCTGTTAATGCCGAGTTGTTAATTTCTTTTGAGCAAATGCACGAACGATTATAATTATTTGTGGTCATGCTCGGTGATTTAAAATACGATGCCACCTTTTCTTTTATGCCTGTATAATGGTTTGTAGCTGTTGACAGAATAATTGCTGGCGTTTCAATCGGTGTTAATTCGTTGTTGCTGTCGTATTGAATGATTGTAGCTGTATTGGTTTTAATAACATACAGATTTGTACAATTATTAGTATTTGCGCTACCTAATGACAATACATTTTGTCCTTTGAAATAAAGGTTTAACGTTACAAAGGTTGCAGAACCCTTATACAGTTCAATGTATGTATCAGCGTTCACATATAACTGTTTAGCAATAATATCACCGTAGCTGTCTTTCCTGTCTTTTGTTTCTGTCCATTCCCAGCAACCCTTTATTGCATCGAATGCGTCGCTAAGCGTTTTGCAAGTCATTACTGATTTTATTTCAGCCATTTTTTCACCCCTTTCATAAAAGCATTATTTTATTCTGATGCGGTTGTTGTCTGTGTTGTTTCAAGCGCCTGTATACGTTCAACAAGTGCGTTAATCTGCTCTTGCAATGACGGTTTGTAAGGTTCGTAGCTATCGTCTGTGATATCGGCATGACGTACCATTATATTTTCGATTTCGGCAGTTCCGTCACCATACCACAATCCGAAACATATAAATATTTCATCATAACCCTCACAATCAATTGTGCATGCAAATTCTCCTATTTTATCAATGCGATCTTCAAAAATATGATTTGGATTTCCTACATAAACTCTGACAGTCATCTTATCTATTGAGCTGGAACTATTTATATTCAATAGCTTTCCAGTCAATATGACTTTCTTTTCTTTGGATTTTGATATAAATTGCCCCGACATATTGTTTTGAGTGATAGGGGATTTAACAGTTATCACATTTCCCGAAACGGTGCTACATAAACTACTGTTAGGCTGCTTGCCGCCTGTATAGATTAAATTTATTTCACCGTCTTTATTAAAAAGGTTTTTCTTGATAATTTGTGTTCCGATTGTTTCTCGATTAATTAAAATATCGCTTTTATTGCTTTCAATTTCGGCTGTATTCGCTTCAATAGCTTTTGCATTGTCAGCAATAGCCTTTGTGTTCTCCTGAATAGCAGAATTCATTGTCGCCGCACTGTCTGAATGCTCTGTCAGCCAGTCTGACATTTCCTTCAGCGTATCAAACTCTTCGGGCGCACCAGCTACGATTTCAGCAACCTTTGCTGTGATTGCGTTGTCTGTTTCTTCTCTGCTGTATACTTCATCAGCATTCGCCTTTTTCTCAATATCAGCCGTATTCTTTTCAATATCTTCAGTATGCTTTGAAGATGCAGTTTGCAAGGCTGATATACTTTGCTTGTTTGATTTAACATCGGCTTCAATTGTCGGTACTTTTCCGACAGCTTCTTCAATTTGTTCACCTGAAACGCCTATTCGCTTTTCTTCTCCGTTTATTTCTGCCATAAGGTTTCATCTCCTTCCTTTGTCAATAGGATATATCCGCCCTTATCAATCAGCGTGTAACCTTCGCTATCAATAAGCTTCTGATATGATACAGGCGTTCCAGCAACGCCAAAAGAGCCAAAAAAAGACGGTCTGAAATACCCTGCTGTAATTCCACCGTCTGATTTTATTCTTGATTTTGCGGCGTTCAGCTTGCCTGACAGCTTCTTTATCGGATTAACAACCCCGACTATCTGTTTTGCCGCTTTAATTTTTCCGAAAAGCTTCTGTTTCATTAGCCGCACCCTTTCTTCGTGATATTAGATGTAATGTCAAAGTTTGATAGTTCTATCACATTGAAAAAGTCATCACCTGATTGTAGCGATACGTCATAATAATATCTGCCACAACTGCATTGTTCCGTATCTTCAGGATGTATTGTTACAGTATATGTGCCTTTTTCTTCGTCCACCTTAACCGATTTAACAAAAATATAGTCTGTATCTTCAGGTGTACGCTTAACGCCGAATAAAAGCTTTTCGTTCGCTCCCAAAGTGTAAAGCTGGTCGAATATATCGGTAACAACTATTCCGAAAAAATTTGTCGTTCCTCTGACAATTTTAATGTCTTGTTTCACTTAATCACCCCTTTTTGTGCATAAAAAAAGGACTGAAAAATTCAGTCCTTAATCATTATTCACATCTCCGAATGTTTCGCTAATAAGTGAACCGTCACTTCTGCATTCCCTTATTATACAATTCGTAGCTTCTTTTTCGTCCGCTGGTTCTCCATTATCATTAAGATAATAAATTTCTGAATAATCGCCGCCGTTAGGCGTTTTTTCGTCTATTCTTGTATAAGTTGCCATACACACACCCCTTTACTTTAATATTTTTTCAAGCAGTTTTGAACGTTCTGGGAACGTTTTTGTAAATTCTTCGTGATTTAATGTATAATACGCTACGCTATCTGCAAAATCTTCAATAGCGCTGTTTTCGCCGTATTTTCGCCAGGATTTCTTTTTTGAAGTCTTTAAATCTTGTTTCATAGCGTTTTGCCATTCTTTTTGTCCTGAATAACGGTCTTTACGACTTGCGCCAGGAAGGTTAGCATCAATGTAATGACCGCCTTCGTGACAATAGGTCTGTACAAGATATTCAAGGTTGTGTCGGGTATTGCGGTATATTGTAACTTCTTCTCCCCCTGTTGCGTAGGAATGAGAGAAATTTTTATATTTCTTTCGCCAGTATGCATCTTGCGGATTATAATAATCTACTACATGTACTGTCTTTTGTATTTTTGTTCTAACGTTTTCAGGAACTTTCGTCCATGCTTCTATCGCCAATTCTGGCGATAATGTTTGATTAGTTTTGTTATAGTTTTTTGGATATACAAAACGTGTATTGTCTGGCGTTGTGTATATTGTAGCCGCCGCCGTTTTCTTTATACCTCCTGCGCCGTCTGGGAAGCCGTAACCAGACGCATCTTCAATCCAGCATTCCGCACCGCCCAATACTTCCAACCTTGCTTTTTCGCTTGGTTTTGGTAATTTCATTGTAACATAATTACCAGTTTTTGTCAATGCGCCTTGCTTTTTCTTTGTAATTTTATCAGTCCATTCTTTGATGCGCTCACGAATAGATTTAACTTTTCCTGCGATAGCTTCCATGTTTTCAAGGTCGTCACCGTCAGCAAAATCTTCAAGACTTCCAAAATCGTCTATAATTTCGTCATAAGTCCAGCCACCCGAAACTTGTTTAAACTGTTCTTCGTAATCTTTAAGTTGGTTCTTCTCTTTTGAAATCTTATATTCCAAATCTTCATTTTCTACTTTTTCAACAGCGTTTAAATATTTCTTCTTGAAGTCCTCGAAATTTTCAGTTTTATCAAGTCCGTAATATTCAGCACGTTTTTTCAGCGTTTCCAGTTCTTCTTCATCTAACGCCCATTTTGCACGCTGTAACAAAGCGCATCGGCAATTGACTACTTCAGCCGCACCGCCCGAACTATCGCCTGGATATTGAAGCCCATTTGAAAAGGGCTTGTCAAGTTCCCTGATTTCGCCGTCAACAACTCTGTGTGAAGGTCTTGTGCGGTTATCCAATGCGCTATCCCATTGCTTCAGGACATCTGCGCCCATATCCTTTGCGGCATATAAAGCATCCATACCAGCTTGAACTTGTATTCTGTGTCCTTCGGTTCTTGCAATTGTTAAAGCTCTACCGAATGCGCCGCCGTTTGTGTTGTATGTTCCTATCATCTTAAAGCGGATTTGTTGCGCAACCTGACTGTACGACATACCGCTTGCAATACCTCTTGAAACTTTGGCGGCAATATCCCTTTTAAGCTTCGTTACGTTTTCGCCCATTTTCTCATAAAGGCTTTTGCTGATTTTACTGTCAAGCTGTACAGCTCGAACCAGCGCTTCTTGATTAATAGGCATAATCAGCGGTATTCCCTGACCGTGTAAATCGTACATCGTGCCAATATAGCCGTTGTCGTAGCATTCGTTCAAATATTCAGAAACAGTTGTAAATGCTCTGTCGTTCATCTTTTGAAGTATGCCGTCTAATTGTTGTCGCAACGCCTTCTGATAGTTCTTTTGATAGATTTTAGCTTGTATCTGTGATTGAAGCTTTGTTTTTTCTGTGCCGTCCTCAGACCAATCATATTCATATTGAAGGCGGTCAATGTCAAATTCTAAGCTTGATATTTTATCGTTGACATCGCCAAGAGAAGCAGTATAAATTGACTTCAACCTTTTCAGCACTTCTTTTTCATTATTCAAGAATTGCTGTTGCACTATCTTCTGTTTACTGTTCAATCACATCACCTTCAGGAATAACGGCGTTTAAGTCAGCCTGTACATTCTTGATATCATCTTCTTTCGGAAGCTTCGCCTGGACTTCTTCAAAGTCAAGGTCGAGAATATCACAGATTTGTTTCAATGTATCTTCATCGCCGATATATGCAGAAGCTGAAAGCAGATAGTTCATTACTATTTGCTTTGTTTCAGCCTTTGTCTTTTCGTTCTGCGTTGCTTCCTGTTCATTTACAATCATTTCGTGCTTGAATTCTATCTTGACATCTTTTGCCTGATAGTCTGTGCCGTTTACAGCGTTGATTTCGTCAAGCACTATCTGAATTATCTTTTTCAGGAACTTTTTAATGCGCCTTTCAAACTTTTCAGCCTTTAGGTCAAGCAACGTATAAGCCATTTTAATTGCGATGTTGGTCGTTGCTGTTGTATCTTTCAAGCCGATTGTATTCAAGCCCATTCCGAAACGATATATATTCTTTTCGTCCTCGTCAGCCTTAACCTTTCGGGCTTCATACGGAACATTGACAGTCATAATATCAAGACCGCCATTTTCACCCACGCCGATTGCTTTCTTTGTCCTGATGTTTGTTATAAGCTCGTCCATGTCGTTTCCTTCAAAGCCTTTTACAACGTGTATCGGCTTGTCGAAGTCCTGAAGGTTGTTTGACAATCCGCATTCCATAAGGTCGTAATCGTCAATTAACGCCTTTATAGGCTTTAAGCCTGATATCTGCTTGTTGTTATAGTCAAGCCTGAAGAACGGCATAAATCCGAGATTTGAACCGTATTCCTGACCGCTTTTGACATCGGTATAAATAACATTAGGTTCAGGATTTCTTTTTCTTTCCTTGTCAAGCTCAATCTTTCCGCTTCCCTGCTGGACATAATAATATATTTCGTCTGTTGTATGTACCTGAATTCTTGTAATAGGCTGGTTGTCCTTCCCGATGCGGTCAACATACCAGTAAATATGATAATCGCAACCGTCATCAGTAGCCTTTGCCCTGACTTCGACAACGCCCATTCCGTCCGCATATTCAAAAGCCGTTCTGTCAGCTTCGTTTTTGTATGCATAGAGATAATCAAATCCCTTGACGTATGCGCCTGTTAGAAGCTCCGAGAATTCAGCCCAGAATTCATCATCGAAATATATATCAAGCTGTTCCTGTAAGCCCTCTGTCGTTGACTGTATAGGATTTTCAGGCGATGAAAGAATATAGGCTGTAAGCTGATCCGCAAGTTCTGTGAAGAACGGATGCGATATTCTTTCATTGCTCCTGGTTCTATCTTCTACAAGGTCGCCGTCAGCGTTATAATAGAACATTCGATATTCTTTTATTTTGTGTTCGCCCTCATAGTACGCATTACCGATTTTCGCATACTGTTTGCGCTGACTGCTTGCATCTTCATCAATCAGCTTTTTAATTTCTTCTGTTTTCAGCATTCCTTCACCGTCCTATACAAGCCACTTCTTGACTTTTCGCCAGCCTTCAACGCCATATCTTAACGCCGCCATTGCATCATCCATAATCGGTACAGGCTCATCGAGATATTCGCCGCTTTTTTCGTCTTTCTTCCATTTCCATTGCTGTAATTCCTTAATCGCATTAACGCATTTCGGATTTACATATACTTTGCGTTGTTTCAGCCAGTCGATTTGCGCCTTGACTGAACCATTTGAACCGCCCTTGTCTACACCCTTTGCAAGCGGATAGCCGCCTTTATACCACATCTTTATTCTGTCAGGTTCTGCACTATCGCACCACATACGCTTATTTTTTGGTATATTGTGCTTTTCCGCTTCCTGTATGATTTCCGATGTGTCCTTTTCGTGCAGATATATTTCATCAATAACGTATATATCGCCGTCTTTCCAGCCTAACAGTAATATTGCGTTAGCGTGATTGAAGCCGAAGTCCTGACCGATTGCGATATCATCATAATCATTCAGATTGCTTGACAGCTCTTTCACTTCCCAATTGTGAAGGATAAGACCGCCAATTTCGCCCCATTCGCCTAAACCGTATATTTGATAGCCTTCTGGATCAACAAGCTTTCTACGCTCCATTCTCGCTTTGTAAGCTTCGTCTATGAACCTATTACCGAGATATGTTGAATGATGCGTTAAAACGTTATTGTCTGGAATATCAAAAAAGACTTTCTTTATCCAGTGATTTTTATTTACTGGATTGAAAGTCATTCTGATTTGATAGAATTGTCCTTCAGGAAGCGCACCACGCAAACGGTCATCAATGATTTCAAAGTCTGCCTGTGTTATTTCCGTTGCTTCTTCTATCCATACATCAGTTAATTTTCCTTTCTGAAACGTGATTGATTTAAGCTTTTCACGCTGTTTTTCATCGTTCACGCCCCTGAAAATTATCTGATTTCCATTTGCCCTGCAAGTAAGCTGTAACGGACTTTGTTTTATAGCCCAGTATTTATCAGCCTTATCACCGAACATCTTGTATATTGCGCCTGTAAGCTCCGCATAAGTGCTGTCACGGTTCGTTATGTCTGATTTTCTTATACAGACCAGGTTGCGCCCTTTGTCTTGCATAAGGCGTAAAATATAGTTTTGCGCTGTATCAACGCTTTTTCCTGAACCTGCTAAGCAGAACCTTTTAAAACAAGATAACGCTTTTTACTTTGATTTACTTCTTTAAAGCTGGCGTTCATTTGTAATACAAGGTTCATTCGGCATCACCACCATAATCAACGCTGATATTAAGTTCCATATCAACATCCATTTCGACTTTATCCTTGAACATGCCGAGATGCTTCCCTAACAATTCAAGGCACGCCTTCTTATCCGCAATCCTTACTTCACGCTCAACAGAAACACCGTTTACACCTGTTGTGTTTTTATATTTAATGCTCTGAATGCACGCTAAATCTTCCTTTGTAGCATCCTTTTTGACTGCCCCTGTTGTTACGTCTACAACATCGTCAATGTTCACAAACGCCATTTTTGCAAGCTCTAAGATAACTCGATCCTGATTGATGCCTGTTCTTCGTGACCTTTCAGCCATTGCCTTTTCGATTTCTTCTGCAATTCTAGTATTTTCTAGTATTTTGCTTGCATTGGTGTCTGTGTATTCTGACCTCTTATATCCTGCTCTGATTGCCGCCTGCGTTGCGTTCAGGTCAATCAGATATTCTTCTACAAATCGCTTTTGCTTTTTGCTTAGCTGTCTTGCCATTCCGCAACACTCCTTTCTTACAGCGTTATTTCTTCAAAAGCTGGGATTTCTTTTTCAAGTTCCGCATATAAAACAAAAATAACAGGAACTGTGAAAGCTTCTGTTATTTCTCCTGATACTCTTTGTGTCTCTCTTTTATTAAGTTTCCAGCCTTCCGAAAGATACTTATTGACTTCTTCATCATAGCTGTATAACTGTTCATAAGGCTTTATAATCGTTTTTATTTGTTTCATAGGGTATTTATACCCCCTATGTACTTAAAGCCCTGTATCGCCCTGAAATGACCGCCGAAACCGCTTGATATAATCTTTTTACTGCCTTTTCTTTCGGCTGCCTTTTTATGTGACTTGTAAGAAGCCGTTTTATTATCGCCGTAAAGCTTTGCAGAACATTGCACCCACTTTTCAGAACGCCTTAATGCGGCGCACAATTGCGGATGCGATGTGTGAAAATAAGTCGGAAGCTGTTTGTTTCTTCTTCCGTTCCCCTGCAAGTGATATTCAGCAACCGCATTTAAAAAGCGTGTTCCCACGCCTGCGCCCTGCCATTCTGGCATTGTTACAAGCCTTGTAGCACGATAACCGCCAACGTGAAACCAGGGCGAAACAGCCAAATGACAAGCAAGTTCGCCGTTTACAGTTCCGATGAAATATTCAGCGGCAATCGGCATCGGTAAATCTAAATAATAATGCGGCTTATAATATTTCCAGTAAGAGCCGTTGACCTTCCGTATTTCAAGTTCGATTTGCGGTCTTTGCCTGGGATAATCTCTTTCAAAGGTTTTCGCCGTTGTATCAATTATCCAGTCAGGCTGAAGCCAGTCTAAAATATCATAATGCGGCGTAAGCAATACAACCTTTCCTGAAGGATTTTCACGCCGCCACGCTTTTTGAAATGCCTGTGCGCCTATTCTTGCAATCTGCCTGTCAATAACTGATGTAAATTCGTCAATTACTATTTCAGAAGGCTTTTCGCATATCAGACGTGCAAGCCCTGCCCTGAATTGTTCGCCGTTCGATAAAACATGATACGGACGAAGCCACGCTGGAACATCGCCCAGCCCGACAGAAGCAAGAAGCCCTGTTACTTTGTTGAAATCTCCGTCAGGCGCAATATCATCAACAATAGGCTTGTCAAAGCTCCAACCGTCCGACAATTCAACAATTTTATTTTCGCCGAATATCATCTTCCCGATTGAAGTCTTACCTGATCCAGAAGCACCGACAACAACGCCGATATTCCAGTCACCCGATAAATCAACATTTTCAATTGTCAAGTTAAAGTTACAGCCGCTTTCCGCATTGAATAAGCTTTTCACCCTTGCGGCTCTGTATGAATTGAAATCGCTTGTTCTGTTGTGAATTTCTATATTCATACCGCCACCACCTTTAACTTGTAGCCTTCAGCATTCAAGCGGTTATAAATATCTTCCTGTTCCTTTTCATCCTTGCAAATTACAATAACTGCGTACTGCTCTTTGTAAGAGAAACTCACAATATCACCTTTTCAATTGTTTTTTAAACGCAAAAAAGGACATCGCTTTGATGTCCTTTGTTCCTATCATAATAATATCACGTTGCATAGATAGGTTTCAATCCAACTAAGATAGGATTATATATGTTTATGTATGTTATTTCACAATTTCAGGCGGCAAAAGCTCCTGTAACGCTTCTTTCGCTTCCTTATGTAGTTCCAGAACGTATGAATAAGCATAGTTTTTTTCTTTTGCAATCTTTTTAAGCGAAATGTACTGCACATAATGCAAGTGTAATATATCATAATGCAAGCCGCCTAATTTCTCAATAGTCTTAATTCTTTCACGGCGCATTTCTATGAAGCGGCTTATATCTTCCCTGACTTCGTTTTCTTCGTCAATGATTTTGGCAACTGCGCTTCCGATGCGGTCATTGTTTTTCGATACTTGCGGAACGTCACAGCCCAGCGGCGCACCGCCCAGACTTACAGCAAGATATCTAAGCTGTTGAATTTCAGCCAGCTTGTTTTTAATCTTCAATTCGAAATCTTTTATTTCGTTCAAGTACGCTTCTGCATCTATTATTTTCGCTACGTTCATTTATGTGCTTTCCCCTTTCTATTTGTTCTTCAGTTTGCGGCTTGTAGCTTGTACAAGGGTACATCCTGTCACGCTCCGTACAGCGTTCAATCCAGCCTTGACAGGTTTTACAGCTTATCATTGTCAACCGCCTTTTCGAAGCTTTCACAAAGCCCCTTGATCCAGTTTTTTTCAGCTATTAAGTCAATCCATTTTTCAGGAATACCCTTGTCACCGCCTACGCCGTAATATAAGCCAGCCAGACCGCCTGCAACTGCCGCAATAGTATCTGTATCGCCCCCAAGATTGACCGCCTTTAAAACGCATTCTGAATAGCTCTGTGAGTGTGTCAAGCACCACAACGCCGCATCGAGTGTGTCAACAACATAACCTGTGCTTTTAACTTCGCTTCTGGGCTTGTCCTCATAATCGCTTATGCAAGCCTTGATTGCATCGCATATATTGTCACCCTCGATTATTCTTTCAGCTATATTCAAATAGATTTGACAGCTTATCACCGATACGGCGTGTGCGTGTGTAAGCCCTGACAAATTCCATATATCTTCCTTTGTGTGCTTAACAAATGCAAGCGGAAGGATGCGCATTAAAGAGCCGTTGCCGTTATCCATAACATCACGCCCACCGCATAAAAGAGCTGGTGTATCTCTGTGAAATCTCATAATCGCCGCTTGCGTTGCGTGTCCTACGTCAAATACTTTTCCATGCGGCGTGTATTTGTTGCCAAAATACCAGTCGTGAAAGCCTTGCATTATTGCTGTATAGTCAAGCCCGAAACGTGATATTACATCAACTGTTGCAAGTGTCATTGAGCTATCATCAGACCACGTTCCAGGCGGCTGATTATAAGTGCCGAAGCCTACCATATCAGCGCATTCAAAAGTATCACGCTTTTTGAATTCAAAAGGCACGCCCAGCGCATCACCTACAACAAGCCCCATTATTCCGTTATATATCTTACTCATATTTTTCACCCTTTCTATATCGTCATACCGCCCTTGAAGCGATAATTCTTGTTACTGTCCTTTGTAATATTAATTCCGAAATTCTTTTTGAAGCTCATTTCATAAATACGGCTTGCGACTGCTTCGTCAATGTCCGTCAGCTCCTGGAATGTTCTTTCGGAAGAAATAACCGTTATTAACTCTTTGTTGTTATAGCGATAATTGAGAATTTCAAAAGCGATTTGTATATCTGCCGCCGTAGGACGTTGTAAATTGCCTAACTGGTCTTTTGTGGGCTTGAATAGGTCATCTATATACAGAACGCTTGCTGTTTTGTATTCGCCGATATAATCGCTGTATTCAACGTCATTAATCAGCGTTTTCAGCTTTACGCAATCTTCACGCCACTGCATATATTTAACGTCTTTTCCGTTCTTCAGGTATTGACACGCTATCGCCGTGCAAAGATGCGTTTTTCCTGATCCAACCTGACCGCCGATATAAAACCACGTCTTTTCAGTTTTCAGGAATTCAAGTGCCTTTTCTTTCAGGTGCTTTTGCCAGTCCTCACTTGTTATGTATTTCGGGAAGGTGTAATCCTTGAATATGTTTTTCAGCCCTGATTTTTCAAGCTTACGAATTGCGCTTCGTGTTTTCTGGCATTTGCACACCCTTTGTACTTCCGTCCAGCCGAATTTATCATCATATTTCGGATAAGCTATATATCCACGATTTTTACATTCGGCGCAATCGTAGCCGTCAAGCTCGTTCAGGTTGCCTGTTGTTTCGTTATAAGATTGACATTTCCACTTGATACGCTGTTCTTCATCCTGAAAAGATATATCAGGAATTTCAACGCCGATTTCTTTCATAACCTTCTTTGCTCTTGCTATGCAAGCTTCAAAGCTCATTTTTTTATCTGTCATTATATCGCATCCTCTAATGTCAATTGTCCGTCATCTTCTGTTTTCAGCATTTCTTCTGTTGCTCTCTTGTAAAAGTCTTTTGAAATTTCAAAGCCATAACAGCTTCGGTTCAAATCCTTGCAAGCTCTTAATGTTGAACCGCTACCAGCGCACGGATCAATAACAACATCGCCTTCATCAGTAAATATTTCTATTAATCTTCTTAATACCGATTGCGGCTTCTGTGTCGGGTGTATTTTCGGTATATTTTTACTAT